CGTCCTTGAGGGAGGCGTCCTTGAGGGAGGCGTCCTTGAGGGAGGCGTCCTTGAGGGAGGCGGCCTTCAGGGCCTGCTTCGCCTTCTCAGCCCCCGAAGGAGGTAGCTCTGCGCTATCTAGCGCCTCGATACGGAGATTCGTCTGGATCTCCGTGTCAAGGCCGAGCTCCCCGTTACGGAATCGGGACATGGCCACCTCTTCCGGTAGCAAGATCTCATTCTGGACGTACTTCTCGTCCGCCTGGGCCATGAGCCAGCGTATCTCAGCCTGTTCTTTCTCTGAGGGGCAATAGAGCGCGTGCCAGATGAACTCCAGGCCTCGCGCAGGGAGCTTACCTCTCAGAGGGCTGTCTGCCGCTAGGCAGATGAGCGTGTACAAGCGGCGGAGCTTGGGTTCAAGCTCGTACTTCTGACGTCCCGAGATGACGTCGTAGAAGCGCCTGAAGTCCGCGTCCCCCGTGGCGTTGAGACCCGAGGGCTCCCTACCAAACAGGATGGCTACCGGCATCTCGGCCGCCGCCGAGCACCGTAGCATCTGCATCTCAAGGACATCGGCCACGCCGGTCATAGGCGTGGGGACGCGCTCGAAAGACTCGTTCTCCGCGTCGACATAGAGCATTCGCCCCACTGAGCGGCTTCGGTCGACCATCGCCATGCGGGTCTGCAAGGTCCTTTGGTCGTTCGAGATGAGCTGCGAAAGGCCATTGATCTTCATCACGGCCTGAGCCACGTCGGCCATGAGATTCGAGACGCCCTGGAAAGATGTGTCGAATTGTCGGAGCGTGTCGTACGGGGCTTGTAGACAGGATAAGGTCCAGCCCAGCAGGCGCCGTCGCATGAGAAAGTCGACCGGCGCACCGTCGAAGCGCACGACGCGGGATTCGTGCACCCGAGTGTTAGCCTGCCCCCCGAATGGGTTGATAATCTCCCAAGTCTCGACCTCGCCGTACTTGGGGCCTATCTCCGCATACCAGGTAGACGCGAAGATGAAACGGCGGTCCACCCAAGATAAGTACCGGATCGTCTTGATGTTCTCACTATCGAGAGGTAGGGACATGTCCTGCCCGTCATCGGCGCCCACGATGAGTAGGCCCCCGCCGTAGAGAGAGCCGAAGATGCAAGCCTCCAGAGCCTTGGCCTTCAAGCCCAGCCGCTCTGCATAAGCCTCCAGGGCGAGCGCCGTGTTTGCGTTGGCACTCTGGTCGCCCTTGTGTGCTTGGGGGGCCGGCTTACGGTTGTCTTTCGGGTACGTAGCCCCTTTGGCGTTGCGTTCCCCCACCGGATCAGGGGTGTGATAGCTCCCCTGGTAGGAAGGCTCGCCCGGACCGTCGCCGGGGGTCGCCTTATCGGAGCCCGTCACCCCTAGGCCGGACTCGCCGGCCTTCTCCGCGGGGGGCGAGACTACGCCGGGCCGGCTCCCCGTGGCGTTGGCGGGATCGGCCCCCATCGGGTCCACCAGGGGGCTACCCGGCGCCGCGGGACCGCTTTCATCACCCTGGGGGCGGCCTAGGGGAAGGTCCTCGGGCGCGGAGGGGTCCGTGTCCTGCGGGATAACTAAGCACCAACCCCGGCGAAACATCTCTCTCGGCACGGTATCGACGATGCGCTTGGCCAGGTCGTTCCCGTTGTACATAGCGCTAAGTTGAACGTCATCGATTCGGTAGCTCTCCTCATACCGAGCGGACAAGACCTTATCCCTGCCGAAGGTCCCGATGCCCGTCAGCGGGTTGGTCCAGCCCCCTCCGGTCATCCCCATCTGCGCGGTCCCGAGGAGGGTGTCTATGGTGTTGTCGTTTCGCATCCCGGTTAGGTACCCTGCGTCGGGCGACTCTTGGGGTGGACCAATCTGCAAGGGTTGGCGCCAGGTTGGCACGTCATCGTTAGCCCTAAAGAGATTGCGTAATCTGTCGAAAACAGCCATGCCCTGTTTTAGCTTTTTTCTAGAAAGAGCTAAAACAGAGCATGGCTAAACCCGCACCCGCACCCCTACCTATGACACATGCACAATGCGTCGCGGAGACCCTCGCAGCCTTTAGGGCGAGAAAGATTCGTGAGGCTCGCGAACGCGTCCCCACCCCATCATACGATGACATTGCCGTGGAGTGCGGGTGTTCCCCTAGGACCGTCTACAACGTCTTACACGGCATCACGCATGCCCAGGAGGCCCCCCATGGCTGATTTAGTCAAGAAGGGTCGCCCCTCGATGCTTGCTAAACGACAAGCCGAAGTCGCGTTGATTCTGGATATCGAACAGATCCACAACAAGGGCGTGGCCACGGCGGCCGAGCTCATCCTTGGGGAGTTCCAGAAGCTTTTGCGCCTTTCGCAGTCCCCAGACTTCCAGAACTGCGTCGGCCCGGTAGACACCAAGGTGCTTTTGAAGCTCGCGGACTGGGTGTCGACGAATCTCCGTCTTATGACGGGCAGTTCCACTAAGAATGTGGCGCATGTGCACACCGTGGACCCCCAAGCCCCCGGCGTCGACTTCGCCAAGCTCACCCAGGCAGAACGGGACCAGTGGAAGAATCTGGCAGCGAAAGCCGCCGCAACCCTTGACGGGGAGATTGTCGAGCCTTAGACTTCCTGCATGATCAAGAGCTTGTTAGCGATAGATCCGGGCAACGATACGGGCCTGGCCACCTTTGAGCTAGGCCCGTGCGGGTGGGTACTTCGTATGGTGCGCTGCGTGCACCCTGAGCAGCTACAGCGCTTCCCTAGGGCACCCTTTGATATGGTGGTCATCGAGAACCCTCGTATCTATCCCCAGATGCGCGTGGACCCGAACGATATCGTCACCCTAGGGAGATGCGTCGGACGCTACCAGGAGAGGTACTTGGACTGCCCTCAACGCTTAGTGGCCCCTCGCGATTGGAAGGGTACTATCGCCAAGAGTATCTTCACCGCGCGTATCGAAGCCCACCTGACGCCCTCCGAGCGGGCCTTGTGTGACAACCTTCCGACTAGTCAGCGCCACAACGCTATAGATGCCGTGGGGCTGGGTAAGTGGGCGCTCACCCAGCCTTGGGTCGTGAAGGGTTAGGTCAGAGGCGTAGCCGTCCCTAGGCCGCACGAGAATCGACAGGCCGACCCGTTCACCACACCGAAACCCGCGGGGGATGCGTGGAGGACAGGGTAGAGCCCCTCGGGCGTGAGCGTGACTTGCGTCAAGTACCAGGTCACTCCGTCCGTGCTGAAGGAGATCTTGTTGGTAGCGGCTGAAGCGCCGCACGCTGCAAGCCAGACACCCTGACAGTACTCGATAGTGATTGGGTGATACACCGACGTGAATGTGTTCACCAGGACCCAAGTCACCCCGTCCGCAGAGCGCCATATCTGACTGGCCGTACCCGCAGGATGCTCTACGACGACTTGCCAGCAAGCGCCCGTGGAATCCGTGCCCCAAGTCAGCCCCCTAGGGACATAGCCCCCCCAGGGCGTAGCGTGGCTAGTCCAGGTAGCCCCGTCCGAGGACGTGAAGTACGTGGTAAGGCTTTGGGCTATCAAAAGGGCTTGTGTAGGGGATGCCTTCATCAGCCAGCCGCCCACACTGGAAGAAGATGTCACCGTAACAGAGTGGAAAGTCCCTGAGGCGTCATAGTACCCTGTATAGGCCCCGTTGCCCCCACCCGTGGGGTTCCACGTAGCGAGAAGGACACGGTTATTGAACGCGGCGAGGGCTGCGCTAGTAGCTGTCCCTATCCATTCAATGCCGTCAGTGCCCCCCGTCACGTCTCCTTGATGGTATGTCCAAGGGCCGCCACCCGTGCTCCCTAGGGAGTACACCCCGTAACCCGTCACCAGGTAGACAAGCCCGCTATTGGGATCTTCCTTGACCGCCAAGGCGATTAGCTGGGGGGTGTTCCCTGTCACACTACCGATCTGCGTGTAGGCGCTCTCTGTAGCATTCACGAGAAAGAGCATAGATCCGCCGGGCACCGCGTTGTACCCCGCGATGAGCCATGCCCCCGTCTTTGCGGCGTAACTCATGGCAGTCGGCGTGTAGGTCACCCCACCATTGACGAAAGCCGAGAGTGTCGGATAGAAGCTTGTCAGAACCCCCGCCGTGGCCGAGGCTAGCTGCCCATCACGCTGATTGAACAGGTAGTTTAGCTCTTGCGCGGACGGGGCTAGCCCCGGCGTGAAGTACGAGTATCCCGGGGCTACCTTGAGAGGGGTAGCATTCCAGGGGTTTGCCCCCACGGGGTAGTTCGTGCCAGCAGCGAAGGGGATGATCATAGGTCCTCTAAAGACGTGAGAGTGTTAGGGAATCGGCCTGAGACTGAATCCTTCAAGCCCGTGGCACCTACGACAGAGCCTTGCGAGTCTCCTAAGACCCACAAGGGCGCTGAGGCTAAGGAGTAGCGCAATTGCCGCATGACCCCCGCGGGCGAGGTCGCCTGGAGGTCGGTGAGAAGTGCCTGCACCGCCGCGCTTGTTGTAGCTAGTGCGTCAATCTCATACGCCGCATTGGGCCACTCCCTCAACGAAATCGGAGATGTCACCAGCAGGGCGATGTTCAGCAGGTCGTCTGGGTGGCCGTTCGAGACGTTGATACGGGTTTTGATTCGTATCGCGTTCACATAACTCGTGTCATCAAGACCGTTCCTAGGCACCCCTACAATGGCGCCAAGCTTGTCCAGGATGTCCCACGGACCCCCTGGCATGGGGTGATTCGCTAGCTGCACCCCGCTGATGATTGACCAATAAGCGTTTTCAATGGCTTGGTAACGCGTCACGAAGGCGGACAATAGGGCCGTGACATTCGCTTTATTGCGAAACATTGACGTCAGAAAGCCTAAGGCCTCCTGCACGTGCGCGTTGTCTACCTGGGGGATCATACGCCGTTCACCGTGACATTCGCTGTAGAGACCGTGGCGATCTGCATCTGGGAGATGGTGATGTTAGCCGTGTTCGTAGGGGACGCGGTCGTATCGAAGGCGAAGGACGGGACGTCCGTAGTCACCCCCGGTACCAAAGCGCTAGCGCGGAAAGGCAGCGCCGTCACCGATGTCCCTAGACCGAAGGTCGCGTTAGCGTACGCCGCGATGGCAGACTTGACTGCCAGGGTCTGCGCGGCCGTCAGAATCGAAGGGGTTGTAGTGCACGCCACGTGCAAGACGACTTGCGTCGCCCGGTCGAAGAAGACGGTCTGGGTGTTGCCCGAGGCGTCCGTCACGTTCACCGCAGTGGCCCCGTAGGTCTGGATGCCCGCAGGTTTGCTCGCCCACAAGGCCGCGCCTACGGCGGCATTGCTCGCGCTCGCCCCTGCGCTATCCCAGATGATCACGTGCACGGAGTGCGGCGGCTCCCCGGAGGCGTTGGTGTAGATAGTCGCGTTTTCCCGGACGAAGGCGGACAAGATGTGCGAATCGCTGAGGAGGACAGCCGCACGAATGGCGTCCACATCCCCCGAGCCTCCCGACGAGAGCTCTAGCTTACGCCTTGCTCTCAAGGTAGCGTCCGTGTCGGCCGCCAGGCCTAGGGTGGCGCTCGCGGCATTCGTAATAGAGTTCCAACCGGGCGTAGGCGTGCCGATGACCGTCAGCGTCCCCGCGTTCGCCACTACGTGCCCGGGGGTACTAGCGCGGAAAACTACAGCGACGTTAGCCGATGCCGCCGAAGAGTTCACGGCGTCGGCCGTCGACACCCAGATATTGCCGGCCTGGCCTGAGACGCTGGCAGCCGCCCCGGCGGGGAGGGTAGTAGACGCGTTCAGATTGACCGTAGCTGTCACCGTGGAGTAGGTGGCTACCTGGGGGCGGGTCCCCGAGATAGCCGCCAGGTTCGCCAATAAGGCACCCTCCGCGGCGTCGGGATTCAGGGCGTTGTAGACCGTTGCGCCTAGCTGCGTGAGCTCGGCATACTTCTCCGCGAAGATCCCAACGATCTGCCCTAGGGGCTGGTCAGGGCTCAGGTCGAGCGCAGCGTCCACCGTGGACAAGATCTGCGCGTTGATGATAGCGACCTCCTCCTCCGTGGTAGTCGGGACGAAGCCAGTAGGAGCTAGGTTACTCACGACGCGGTAAGACCTTTCTGGTCGAGAATGAAAGGAGTACCGGAGCCTCCGGTCAGGACGGCCCCTTCATTCGTAGTGGCCTGGATGCTCACGCTTACGTTTCGACGGTTGGCCGTATAGTCCATAACCATCGCATCAAGCGTCTTGACCCCAGGCGCAGACAAGACGACCTGCGTGAAGATGTTCTGAATGAGCGCCAGATTGGGGTTCTTCACGAAGATGTACTGAATGTAAGGGATGCCCAGCCTCGTATCCCGGAACCACTCTCCTAGAGCTAAGCCAAAGAGATTGTTGAGCTTCCAGGCCGTACACTGAGACACGGAAGGCTCCACGCGCAGCCCCCCACCGGAGAGATCCAGGTCCCCTGTATTGGTCTGGGCAAGAGCGCTCACGGGGTATTGTAGCCCTTTTCCAGGGCTACGGCTATCTCCAAGGCCGTCAGGGCGGGGTTAGCGCGCAGAATCTGCGCAATGCGTAACCTTTCCCGGACGACGGCTTCGCTAACCCCCGAGCTGCCCGAGCCGTACCAGTACCCCTGTTCGCGGGGTGCCTTGTATAGCGTCATGAGCACTTCACCAGGGTGGAAGCGACGGACGAAGGGGCGGGGGAGATAGGCGATATTACGACATCCGCGATGCCTGTCTGGGCCGTGGCCGATCCTGTCGTGCTGACAGGATGCGTGTGTGAATTGAAGGCGTTCACGATCGTACTGATGGCAGCGTTTACCTTGTTCGCCAGGGCCACGTAATCCCCCGCGGGGTGCCCCAATTCGATGTCTCCTGCGCCGATACGGATCTGCGCAGTGCCGCCGTCTTGACCGATAATCACCTTGCCTGCGTCTTCCTGGGGGGACTGAAAGGCAAACTTATCCGGAGCGAACATCGGGATGGCGAAGGGCGAGTCCGACGTGTGTTTGCCCAGGAAGCCGGGGGTCTGCGGCGTGCCATCCCCCGATCGCCATGTGTCCGAAGAAAGGTCCGAGAACACCAAGAGGACCGAGTCCCCCTTGATCACTGGCACCCAGACCATGAAACCCCCGCCGCGGACCACACCGAGGGGTACGTCAGAGAAGCTCACGGCATCTTGGGGGAAGGTGTTGCCGAACTCATCGAATAGGACGTCTTGCGTCCCCACCACGACGTCCACGGTCATCTTGTCGGGATGCACGGCCAGGACCGTGGCAGGCAAGACTTTACGAAGGTCGTCGCGGATAGACTCAGCGACGGCGCCCAGAACCTCTTCTAACTTACGCTCGAAAGGCATGCCTTACCCTAGCGGAGACGCGTCGAAATTGCAATACCAAGGGAGCGCGAAAGTGGAGCCCGAATAGCGGGCTTTCTCCACACGGTAGGTGCCACTCACGAAAAGGGTGTCTAGTTTTACTTTCACCCCTGGCAGCAGGCCGGGTAGCAAAAGCGTCTCTACCGTGACGTAATCCTGACTGTCGACGAGAGGGGAGCCTATGATGCCCGTGTTAGGGTTGTCGGACAGGAGAAGGGCTTTGGTGTCAGAGAGCGCTTGACCGATGTTCAGGAATTGGAGAGCTCCGTCCTGCACGGACCATTCCAGACCCGCTGAACGACAAAGGTCAGTCAGCCTTTGGAAGGCTGCCCCTACGACTGCCCCGCCGCTCACGGTCTGGATGCTGCTCGCCCCTGGGGCTCTCAATAGGGCTGTCTGAAGATTCCCCTCGTCAACATCCAGCGCCTGGGCGATCTGCGCCATGGCGTCCTTGAGCGGAACCTTGGCCCCCATGGTACGGTAGATATTGGAGGTGTTCTTCTTCGTCTTGGTGACACTCGTGGGGTGGGCTACAGTGTCGGTAGACTCAATGTGCGTCACGTAATCGCACTGATTCTCTAGCGTTGTCCACGCTGCGCGTGCTTCGCCGAAGTAGATCTGAGAAGCACCCCCCACGTAGCCTGCCTCTAGCCGTACGGTGAGCTTCTGCCCGTTGGTGAAGGCCTTTCTCGTAGTCTCAGAGAGATTCCAGACCTTGATCTGGCACGTGTTCGGGACGGTGCTCTTCAAGTCTTTCTCTACGACGAACTCGATATCCTGCCCCGAGATATCCCGCCCCGTGGCGTTCTTCTCGTTGAAAGCGACAGAAGTGTTCAGTGACGGGTCATTCGGGAACCCTATCGTCAGGTTGATCTGTCGGCCGAACAGCTTCGTAGCGAAGAGCGTGGAGACGACGTTCGCCATGGTCAGACCAAGAACCCAGCAAAGCGCGTGTCGTCAAAAGACCCGTGTGTTCCGTTGAACACGTCGGCCTCAGGGAGATACACCAGCGTACAGCGTGCCTGTTCCCCCATCTCCCCTAAGGCCGGCGGGGAGTCGTCCGTGTTGGAGCTCAAACACACGAGCTCCCCTGGGGGGTTATTCCCGAACGCTTGCAGGAGAGGGTAGTTAGCGACGATCTTGAACTGCTCGTAGATCGTCACCCCATCCGAGGCGCTTATCGTGAGATAGTAGACGGCCTCCCTGGCGTTATAGCGGAAGGTCAAGATGTAGGGCACACCGTCTAGTACCGTCGTCTGCGACCAGTACGGGGATGTGGTATCGGTGGGGATTGCTTGGGCTGTCATATGTGGGCACCCCCGTAGATCAAGTCCGACTGTTTCGGGGTCACGTCGGTGTCGTCCGTGGCTTTCGGGCCTGCCTCGGTTTTAGGCTCAGCGGAAGGGATAGACGCTTGCGGGGCGTCCACTACGGACGAAGACACTACGCGCACGGCCTTGAAGCCCAGGGAGAATTGCGCCCCTGACGAACCCGTCTGAGGGGAGCGCGACATCTGGATGTGGTGCAGGACCATGTTGGTGTACACTGCGCGTGGGGTCACTACCGTGAGAAGCTGGCCCCTGTCTCGTAGCGTCTTGAATGTCTTGAACGCATCAGCTACGAAGTCGTAGTCTGAACCGAATTGCAGCACATTGACGTTGATTGAGGGCGGAAACTCGGCCTGGAGACCTAGCGCTTGTAGACCCGCATCGATGAGGCTCGACAGGGAGAGCATCGTCCCAGGAGGCTGAACGGTGAGCGTCAATACGCCCGTGTACCCCTGAAGGGATTGCACGGGTGTGTTCGAGACGAAAACGTTTAGCGTGAGTTGGTCGGCCAAGGGGCGAATGTGGTCAACAATAGCGACACCCTCTTCAACAGGGTGCTCCGTGAGCTCCGCATCCGCCGTATGCTCCTCGCTGAGAACGGCGTCGAAGCCCTGCACGGATTGCCCCCCATCCCAATAGATGGCAGCGGGAGTAGGCCCTGCCGGGGGTGTAGAGACGGTGGACTGAACCCATCCTGAGGGGGGCGTACCTTCATAGCTCGTGCCGAAAAGGCCCATTACGGTTTCCCTGCTCTCACTGCTGCGTGGGCATCACGGAGTTTCACGGAAGCCGTCTTGACCCCCGAGACAGCCCCTTGTGCGGCGGCAGTGCGTACGGAGGCTGGCGTCCCTGGACCGAAGGTCTGGTGAATGACGATAGACGGGTTAGCGCGAGCACTAGCCGCTGACGACATGGCCGCTTCGCGGGCGTCGGCCTGGGCTTTCTGCTGCGCCGACAAAACATCCGCCTTGGGTCCCTGGCCTAACTCACCGGCCTTGTTGATAAGCTTTTTATAGTCCTCTAAACGGCGTTGCCAAGCCTCGCCCGCAGTGGTGGCTTCCTTGAAGTCTGCCCCTATCTCCTGCCCCATACTCCCTTCTTTGGTGAAGAGAGACCCTACACCCTTCAGGACGTCGTAAGCCTGATGTACGCCCGTGATGATAGTGTCAACCAAGGCTGCCACGGCCACGAGAGAGTCTATCGTGATCTTCAGGGCCGTAGGAACCGCGTCGGCGAAGGCCTGGACCAGTATCTGCTGGAGGCTGTTAGTGCCGTCGTTCACCCCGAAAATCTGCGCCCTCAGGTCTTCGACTATCGCCTTCAGATCCGTCCACCACTGAAACGAGTACCCTTTGCCCCCGAAGTTATCTAGCGTACGGGAAAGGATCGAGTCTCCCCCTCGAAGGGATGTGTAGATATCATCGAAGATGAGGTAGAGAGGCGTCAACACGGCCAAGAAAGCACCCACGGCTGCAATCAGAAGAAGGAGCGCGGGGTGCGTAATAGCGAAGAATACAGCGAAGCCTACACCTATGGCGGCGACTGTAGCGGCAAGAAACAAGAGCGCCGTTCGGACGGTGTAAGTCTTCTTCGACATGTCTACCATGAGCTTGACGTGTGCGATCCCGTTATGCATGAAATGCGACAGAACAGGTAGGAGCTCTGTCCCGATAGCCACCTTGAGGGTGCGATACCCCATGGCGAGCTTCTTCTGCCCCCACTGAAGCTTCGCGGCATCTTGTATGAAGGTCTTGTTGAAGCCCCCACCGAGCTCCTCCACGTCTTTGAACATCTCGTGAAGATCGCTGCCTCCCTTCTGTAGCACGGGGAGCAGCGCGCTTCCGCCTCTCCCTAGGGTACGCATCGCCAAGGCCGTGCGCGTCGCCTGGTCAGGGATCTTCTCAAGCCGCTCGGCGAACTCGAACAGTAGGTCCGCCGTGGGGCGGATAGCTCCTTGTGGGTCGCGAACACTGATGCCTAATTGTTGGAAGACCTTGACCGCAGACTTCGTGCCCATCCCAGCTTCGCCGACTGCCCGGTTGAAAAACCGGAAGGCCACGGCGGTATTTGCGGCAGAGACGTGCATCTGAGTAGAGACGTACTGGTACTTTTGTAGCTCATCGGTCGTGATCCCGAGCTTCTCCGCGTTATACTTGAGCTCTACAGCCTGCTCGATAAGCTCGGATGTCACGGAGCGAATAGCCCCCTTGACCAGCAGCCACGCCTTGCGGAGAAGTACCGCGGAGACCAGCCCCCTGACGACGGCGTTCTCCGACTGCTTTCCCGAGTCTCCCCCTGATGTGCCGCCCCCTGATGTGCCGCCCCCTGAGGCACCGATCCCCGCGACGCCCCCACCATTGTTGCCCAGGACGGTATAGGGAATCTGCTTACGGACCCTACCTAGTTCTTTAGACGCCTGCTGAGCCTGATACTTTACAATAGCAAGGGACGTGCCAAGTTTCTTCAGCGGTGCCGTGTCGGCCCGGATTACGAACTCCGCTGTAAGTTCTCTCAGACTCATCGCTCAGCCGCTTCTCTTTCCGCTTCTCGGACTTGCCTGATGACCTCGTGCGCGTCAATTAGGTCATCGAAAGACCACTCTTGTTCCACCTCCCGAAGGCTCCCGTAGCCTTTCACTACAGGGAGCCAGATAGACCAGTCTACGTCCCCCTCCGTTACGCCTTCGGCGCTTCCGGGGGCTGGACGGGAGCCAGATCGCGCACTTCGGCTAAAAAAGAGCCGAAGTTCACCTCAAGGCACGCAATGACCCACTTGATCATTGCCCCATACTTCCCGGCAAAGTGATCGTCGAAGATGTCCCCCAGGACGCGCTCCTGATTCGTGCCCGTGACGACGCGCGTAGTCTTGGCGAAAGCCTCGCACAAGGCTTCCACATCTTCCTCTTTGAGTGCCTCAAAAAGTTTAGTCAGATCAAGGTCTTCCGTCTCACCTAAGGCCGGTCCCACCACACGGATGAGCCGCGTCATGATAGACCGGCCTTGTCGGGCGCCTAGCTGCTGGATGTGGTAAGTGACGCCTGAGATGTCTTTGGTGATCGTTTCGCGCATGGCTTGTTCTAGCTCTTTCCGGAAAGTTAGTGCCCCCTAAGGTACAAGAGCACTCCCGCGGGGTACTCTACCTTGACGCAGGGGGCTAGGCCGTCGTGCGTCCAGGGATAGCAACAGGCTGCCCCCTTGCAGGACAGAGTATGCCCGGCTACCTCGGCCTGGAAGACCGGGTAGCCGTCCTGCGCGGGCAAACAGGCGGTCAGAGACAGGAGCAGCCCCGCAATCAGCGACTTAGCAGGGTGCATACGCCCCCCGAGGTCCAGGTGCCGTTACCTGAAGAGCTGATTAGCGCGAAGTGGGTGGTGTCCACCACCTTGATGAGCCAACCCCCGGAATTGTAGTTGGTGCCCGACGTACCACTATTCCCTCCGGTGTTACCAACAAGGCCGTGCACGGCCACCATATCCCCCGACATGTAGCCATGCGGCGTAGATGTCGCGATCACAATGGGCGAAGCGTTGGTTGCCCCCGTGACGGTCATCTGAGAAACGGCCGCCAAGGAGTTCCGATAGATCGAAGCTTGACAGAAGCCTCCCCCGGTAGACGAGTTTCCGATCAGGAAGCCGTAGTAGGCCAGAGAAGCCGGTGATGCAATCGTTTCGATATCCCACCAGTAGACGCCGTCAAGCGAAAGTTGGTGGTGTAGAGCCGTCCCGTCATTCAACAGACGGGTATAGATCAGCCCTGCGGAACTGGCCAGCCCGTTGCCTACAGTGACGTTGGTAGCAGTACCCCTGCTGCCCCCCACCGTGAAGGTCTGAAAAAAGCCCCAGAGTGCCCCCGAGCTCTCATAGTAGCCACACCCGTAACCCGATCCTGATGTGGGGGACGTTGCTACCGCTACGGACAACGAAGGGAACGAGGCGTTTGCGGGCGCGTAGAGAGCGGCAGACAACGTCACCGCCCAGGCGGAAGATTGTGTCAAAGTTCCGGCCTGGAGCGCAGTGACGGACGTGGAAGCCTGATCCGTCCACATGCCTACACGTACTGCGCTACCTACCTGGGTGAGGAGAATGTCCCCCACCGTGGTGTAGCTGGAGGCTAGGGGTGCTTGGGGGTTCAGGAGCTCTACCCCGTACTGTACCCACGCGGACAGCGTGGGGTCGTCCACGTACATCAGCGGGAGATCCGTGCAAACGTAGATCTTACCGGACCCCGTAGCTGAAGGACGTGCGCTCGCCAGTCCTACAGATGCACCCCCTCCTCCCCCCGAAGCAGAGATGGCCACGGGTGTCACGGCCGTCACTCGGCCTTGGGCGTCCGTGGTGACTTGGGCCACGTGCGTGCTGTCCCCGTAAGTGCCTGCCGTCCCCGTAGCCTTCAACGCCGTCACGCCTGTAGCCGTGTTCAGCGTGACGTCCCCGGACAGACCCAGGGCACTGGCTACCCCGCTGTTCACTACGACGGCGCCTGTACCTGCTGGTGCGGGACCCGCGGGTCCGGTAGATCCGGCGGGTCCGGTCGCCCCCGTAGCCCCCGTCGGCCCGGCAGACCCGGCGGGTCCGGCGGGACCCGCGGGTCCGGTCGCCCCCGTAGCCCCCGTCGGCCCCGTCGGCCCGGCAGACCCGGCGGGTCCGGCGGGACCCGCGGGTCCGGTAGATCCGGCGGGTCCGGCAGACCCGGCGGGTCCGGCGGGACCCGTAGCCCCAGTCGGCCCGGCGGGTCCGGCGGGTCCGGCGGGTCCCGCCACGCTAGTGGAAGCGTTGACCAGACCTCCTGCAACAACAGTCACTCCCGGAGAAGCGTTACCACTGAGCCCTGCATTAGTCAGGACCACATGCGTGGCGTCT